TATATCCTAATAATCTAGAAAATGCACAAACTTTAATTCGGTCATCTAAATTTTTCATATCAAAAACAAATTCTCCTGCATCTAATATATATTCATAATCTTCAAAAATATCATCACAACTAGGAAAATTTACACCCATTTTTAATTTTGTATGATTAAGTTTAATATCCTTTGCTTCTATCCATTTATTTTCATTTGTTAAAAATCTATGATTTGGTGTACATGTGATTTGTCTTCCATCTAACAAAGTTAAAGTAATACAATCCTGAATCCCTTTATCTATAAAAGCATTTTGATTTATATTAACTAAACCATCATTCTCTGAATCCCATGACAACAGTTTTTGTTTATTTTTAATCATTTTTTCCAATGATACTGAACATCCTGATGATAATGAAACTTTTGTTTCACCAGCTAAACAAATAAAAACCAGCTTAAATTGGGGTTTGATCTCTCGAGTTTGTTTACCCTTCTCAAACAAATCACGAGTAAAATAACTATCATCTCCCGAAAGAGTCTTTAAATACCCAATATTAATTTCCTCATCACCATCTGGTTCTTCCAATACTGCCCAACGAACTCCTCCACCTGCTCTTGCTAGTTCAGGATTCGCTGCACCATTAGCAACTTTTTTACCAGTTAATAAAGTTGTACTAAATTTAATAGCATATTCTCCCAACATTTTCTCAAAAATATTTTGTGTAACTGATTTACCATTATCTCCTTCACCAGTCCAGAACAATACAACTTTTTGATGATTACCACCCACAAATACATCAGATGCTTGATCCATGAAATATTGTCTTATAGAAGTATCAGGGAATATTTTTTCAAGAAAATCATACACTGCAAGAACTCTATTATCCACTGGGTCAAAATTCGTATATTCAATGTTCATACATTTACTTAAATAATCCTCCGGTTTACCATTCCTAAACACATTCATCTTGAGATCATATACTCCATTTTTAAAACCTATTAAATAAGGATTCTGATCCAACTTGTTTTTGAAATTCCTATCATAAAATATATCACAACATTCTCTCATCACCCCGTTTTTATATGAACTGTTTTTTAACTTTGATATCATATTTTGCGTGTTTTTTATATTCTCGTAAATTTTCTTTTCATTTGATTTATCAGTACTAGCCGCTTGAGAGAAAAACTCACCTCCTTTTAATGCAAATTTTTCAACTATATCCGTCGATATTTTGTCTCTTAAAAAGACTCCTTCTTCTATCTCCTCCCATCTATTTCCAGAAAAATAATACCAAGTTTTATTTGTAATACTAGAACACACAAAATCTGTACCATGTTCTTCATACATCAATCTTGCTATATCATAATGATTTCCATTTAAAGCATTTTGTACATGTTTTTGTCCTTGTTCATGTTTATATTGTTCATATAATTCAGGACTATCTAGTTTCGCATAATACTTTAATGTCCCCAATGTATAATCTTTTTTTGTCATTTTCTCCCACTCGGCTATACATATACACTCGTCATATTTATCCTCATCTCTCGCCGAAAATTCCAACCATTGTTCCAATGCTTCATCACATCCTTCTCCAATGTTGTATAAAATCCACCCTATTTCCATCCATGCATTCCTATCAGAAACACGAAAATCACTCAACATGGTAATCAATTTCTCGGACTCTTTTAAAGCTTCTGTAACTGATATTTTTACATTCTTATTCTTCTCTTTCTCTTTTTTTACTGCATTTACTTTTAGAGGTGATAATAAACCATGTTTTAACTCAGAAATACTTCTACCTGCTAAACGAGTGCTTAATATTCTTGGTAAATAATATTTTACTTTTCCTTTTATATTTATTAATTCTTCTCTTGAATCAAACAACTGATAATATTTAAATGATTCTTCCAAGTCTACTTCATTACCTTCAGAATTTATAACTTTTGTAACTTTATATGTATCCTGTTTTTCATTCTTCCTACTACCATACATTAACCATGGAACTTTTGTACTTGAAGCATCTAATAAATGCTCTGAACTCTCAAAACCTAAACTTTCAAACACATTCTCAGTCTTTAGAATTTCTTTAACTCGTGGAAATAAATGAACTTCTTGATCTACTTTACTTAGAAAAATATTAGAAAATGATAAATGAAATCCATTTTTAATATATGATACATTATTTGAATTAATGTAATAAATTGGTTTTTCAAGTACTATGCATAATAAATTATCCTCAGTACATCCTTCAACAATATTTCTTAATACAGATTGAAATATTTGAACTACATGTTTTAGATGATCATCTGTATATAAATGTTCACCTATTTCAATATCTGGATCGTTTAAAATTTTTATATCAAAATCTACTAATACCGGTAAATAGTGTTCAGGTTTTTCAGCTATTCCGAACAATTGCGGGTTTTCACAATCATCATTCTCTAACACTGTTGTACAATATATTTTCCAAAATTCTTCAATAGAATCTCTATTAAATTGATATTTACCTGTACGCGGTATTAATGATACGTGGGAATAAAAAACACTATCTGTATAATGCTCGTTTAAAAATTTTACTATTGATGAAGTCATTTATATTATTTATAAAAATATAATTTATATTTTTCATTTTTAAATTTAATTTAAAAATATATAATTTCTATATAAATGTTTAAGAAATATTTTAACGAAATTATCATCGAAGAAACCTCAAGCAATATAAAAGAAGATGAAGAAGATGATGATATTGAAAAGATTGGAGAAGAAATAATTAATGATGACGAAGTTGACGACAAAGATGAAGAAGACTGTAACGAAGGAGAAGTCAACGACAAAGGTGAAGAAGACTGTAACGAAGTTGATGACGAAGGTGAAGAAGAAGTCAAAGACGAAGGTGAAGAAGAAGTCAACGACGACAGTGAAGAAGAAATTGATATTGAATCTAAACTAAATTATTATGATGAGGATGAAGATATTGAAGATAAATTATATATTATAAGTATTGATAATATTCCTCATTTATACGGTAAAGATTTGAAAGATTTGAGGGTTAAAATGTGGGAAATTGCAAATGCTTTATTAAAATCTTCAAAAAATGAAAATGAAGGATATTATATTTTTACAAACAATTTAAATGAAATTAAAATAATTTGTCCTTATGATTTTTTTATTCTAAAGTATCATCATGTATTATATGAACTTAAAATTGATTATGTTTTAAATTATAATTTATACATTAAAAAGACTAATTAATTTTTACACAAAAATGTATAAAAATTAAAAAAAATTATTATTTCTTATAATAAAATGAATGAATACAATGAATTACAAAAAATTTTAAAAGAAAAACAAGAACAAATTGCTAATGCAAAAGAAGAATCAAGATTAGATAATTTATATTATAGAACTCCAGCTAAACCTTTTTTATGTGGTGGATATAAAACTGTATCTACTTATAATGGTTGCTCTTTTGATGAAGTACGTAAAACAACTCTCCCCTCAAGAACAGACTATACATACAATAAAAATCCTATGTTTGCAGCCGATTATCAAAAAGTTATAGATTTATCTGAATATCCAGAAAAAATAAATGAATTAGTAAGTCCTAATGCAAACGAACAAATTAAATTTCTTTCAAAATATCCTATTTTAATCCCATTATATGCTAAAAAATTCCCACAATTAGCTGCAAATTACTCTAATTACATTAATAGCAAAACTAAGTAAATAAATACTATTTTTTAAAAATGATTTTTTAAAAATACTTTGTTTTTTATTTATAACAAATGGATCAATTATTTTATTATAGTAAATCATGTGATAAACCTGCTGGAAAAGGTGTTAATGAAAATGCAGTGAATTATGATATTTATAATGAATTAAATAAAATTCAAGATTGGAGAAAAATTCTAAGTAATTTTTATTTCAGTGAATTTACTTATGACAATAAAATATATAATTCAGTAGAACATGCATTTCAGTCAAAGAAAATAGAACTTGTTGATAAAGAAAAAGCTTATTGGTTCTGTAAAAATTCAGGTCATCTAATTGGTATTAGTAATGATGGATCAATTGCACGAAAAAATAGAAAGTTAGTTGTTCTTAATAACGATGCTCTAAAAAAATGGGATAATATAAAATATAAGATTATGGAAGAAATATTGACTGCTAAATTTACACAAGTTCCTATTGCTAAACAAGTATTATTATTAACTCAAAATGCAATACTATTACATGGAGCTATAGGAATACCAATATCTAGACAATATATTTTAGAAAAAGTTAGAAATAATCTTAAAATTTAACACCTGCTTTTATAAGAAATTGAGATATTAAAATATTACTATATTTTAATTCTTCTCTTGTATACTTTTTTATATAATCACATATTAAAGCATTATTCATCATAAAAAATGGTTGTTCATCATTTATAAATTTTTCTAGACCATTTGTAAAATGCATATATTTCCATGCATATCTATGATCTATCGATTGCACTTTAGTCGCATCATCTAAAAATATATTCGGAGTGTTTATAAAAATCTCAATTGACCTATGTCCCATTTCACCATAAAATATATTTTTACCTTGAGACTCATTTAATATTTTATCATTATTATCAACCCACTTTTTCATTATTTCAGCATTCTTGTGACATGCAAAAGCCCATATACATGGAGAATTTATTTTATAACCATAAAACTCGTAATGTTCTAGTTTATCAAATATCATATCTAATTCTCTAAATACTATTGCATCTGAATCTAACCAAATTCCTCCATGTTTATATAATAATTTTGCTCTTATATAATCTGCTTTTTGTGCCAATTGATTTTCACTCTCTTTTAGATTAAATATATATGGATTTATATCATCTATATACTCCTGATAATTTTTATCATTCAGTCTGATCACTTTATAACCTTTACCATCTGTTTGGTGTAAATCAACTGATTCATGACATAAATCTATATAAGGTATACCATCAGGATATGTATCTGAATTTTCCCAATACTGCCATACTATTCTTTCATAC